TAAGTCTTTAATAGATTTCTTTTTATCAATCATAACATCATACCATTTGAATCTTACTTTGTGTTCATTAGCAGGACCAATTAATGGTACATCATATTGTCTTTGAAAAGTTAGTAAACCTTTTAAATATAATTGTACTAAAGTTTCTAATATTGTTTTTTTATCTATGTGATCTTTAGGAACGGTAGGTGTTTTAAAGTAACCTTTACCTTTTACCAACTCGTTCAATATGTCTTTATGTGTTTTTAATAGTTTCAATTTAACCTCCCATAATGTAATTTAACCATATAATCATAACCATGTGTATCAAACTTTTTTTGTGTAAATACAAGGTTAGGAAAATCTAAATGTTTTCTAAACATATTAAATATTTTTTTACTAGTTCTACCAGGGTAGTTATCTAGTATATCTTTTTGTAGATGGCCTGTGTAATAATTAACCCACTTGTTTCCCCATTTGCCATCTTTTACTTCGTCTATTGTTTTGATTGCGGTTTTGATTTGTTCTCGTAACCAAGGATCTATTTGTTTTTTATCTGTCATAATATAATAATATGATTTTACAATCTTAAGCCAATGTAATTTACTTTTGGCTCAAACGACCAGAATAAGTCATTGTGATTGCCTGTATCTCCTAGGTTTTGCATTTGATATAAATGTACCATCTCGTGGATTAGTGTATCTAAAAAATCTTTCTTATCAGGATAAGAAGGCAACATCTCTAATTTGTAGAGTCTAGTACCTGCCCTTTTCCACTCTAATACAACTACTTGACCTATACATTTTTGTCTAGCAAGGTCTTTGATTTCTACTTGACCAAATGGCGATAATTTTTTATTGAATATAGCATTATTGAATAATTTAAAATACTCTTTAATGTCTTTATATTTTGTGATGTACTTCCTCTTAGAAGAAATCTCACGCTTAAGTTTTCTTTTAAGTTTTTGTGCCTTTGATTTTCTAGTAGTTTTAATTGCCATTGTACTTATCGTTTATATCCTTTTCTGATTTGTTAACCAATATTGCCATAACTAAACACGCCAATATTACAATCAATAGTTCTTGCGGTATGAAAGTATAAACTATCTGTAAAGCTTCGTATATTAAACTAAATACATCCATCGTTCATACCACCGTTTTCTAATAATTTACATTTCAATTTATGATCTGATTTAAGTCTTATTTCAGCAGCAAGACCTTCTAATATAGCAGGTAAATGCGACTCTAATAAACCAATCATCTCAATAGAAACGCTGTGTAATAATACTTGCATTTCCTTTTCAAGTATTTCTAAAGAGTCAATATCAGTACCTTTAATTGTCTCAGTAATAATATGACCTATAACAGCTTCAGTTTTATCATTTGCCTTAACTGAATTAAGTGGTACTGCGATACACAGAAACCACAATAATAAATTAAATATAAGTAATAATTTTTTCATTATGATGATCTCCCAGCAGCATTTGCTTTTTTCCAATAATCTTCTTTGGCATAAAACAAAGCGTCATCAACATTGTATTCATCAATACCAGTTAAGTTGATATTGTCAACTTCTAATACTTTTGTTTTAGCAGTATTAAAATCAATGTTACCTTTAACATAATCGTCAATAATAACATCACTAGCTTTTTCAGCTTCATTCCAATAGTAGTTTTTAACTTTAGACATAACTATTTATTTCCTTTCATAATGTAAGTTTTAATTGTTTTCATACTCATAATATATCAGAATCGGGTATGTAAAACAAGCAAATAATGGATAAATAGTCCGTTTTTTATGTTGAAAATCAAAGGGTTTTAGGGTGCGACAGATTGCGCTAGTAGATGTTCTACTTTTGTTCTACACCCTAAGGTTGAATATTATAGAATCACTTAATAATATTTATACTAGGCCGTTTTGTACTCTTCGTTCCAACCAAATGCTTCTTTTACTACTGCGTCTGTTAGTCCTTTATAAACCGTATTAAGGTTTTTATCTTTAACATTCAGTAATAATTTTGCCTCATCAGCGTGTAAACCTTCTAGCATTTGTATAAACATCATTTCTTTTCGTGCTTTTGTGAGTTTAGGATCAGCGCCTTTTACAAAGTGCCATAATCTTTTTGATTCAGTATATAAAACCGTATGCTCTGTTCCTGCTGGCGCTTCATTGACTTTGTAAGGTGGTGTACCTTCAGGTAAATCCCACTCTATTTTAGGGTCAAAAGCACCTTTTAGTATCTGTCTTAAAGGTACTGAGTCATGTTGTTTTAATACTTTGATTTTTTCTTCTTTAACTTTTGCGTTGTTAACTTTTGTAAAAATTTCTGAAAATAATGGAGCAGATGTTCCTGCGTAATCCATTCCTAGATTTGTTGTGTTTGTTGCCATGTTGTTATATCCTCATTTTGTAATTTAAAAAGTGTGGCCAGTCTCCCGACCACACTATTATTTATGCGTAGATATAATTACGCATTGTTATATGCGTACTTAGTACCATATAGTTTTTTGATCCCAGCAGCGATAATCGCTTTTGTTGGAACACCCATTCTGTAAGATGTACCTTTTGCTGTTTTATTTACATAGATCATATTGCCTTCTGATCTTAATGTATCAACAAGTGCTCTCGGACTTGTTAGATCGAATCTGTTTCTTAGAGTTTTCCAAGATACTGACTCACCTTTTGAAAGTAAGTTAAGAACCTTTTGTCTTTTTGACATAGTTCTTCTACCTGCTCTTTTAGCAGTTTTCACAACTCTTAATGAGTCATTTGATAAAAATTTAAACATTGTTTAAATCTCCTTCTATATATTGAGCATTGTTAGAGACGGAGTGTTTGCTCAGAGCATCTCCGAATATTACAAAGTGCTTTATGTAATTCTTAAAACTTGTCATAATCTATTGTGATAGCATACAGGTCTTGTCCTGAACCTTTTGTTACCACAGCCTTATCTGTTTTCTTTTGTAGAGGATGTTTGATACCTTGCGTTCTTAACATCATAGATTTCAATGCCTCTGCTACAAGTTTATAATCTTTTAAAAAATTCTTTTCTGTGACCTTTATATTCTCACTATGTAATTTTATTAATATGTTTTCTGTAATCTCATCACACATCGCCTGACAATAAATTTTTTGATGTTCTTTTTTTATTCTATCTGCCATCACCTTATCTTGTTCAGGTGTTGTAGGTCTCCTATACTTTTTAGGAAACGGTATCACATTGTCAGGTGTTTTACTATCTACCATGGCAATCACTATATTTTTTCACCTTTAAAATTCACTAGTTTCTTATCGGCAAAATGTTCTACTAATTCGTTATAGCCGCCGATGTGTTTATCGTCTATGATTATCTGAGGCATAGTTCGTACTTGTTTACCTACGGCCTCAAATAATTGATCGGGTGTTGTGAAGTCTTTCCCGAACATTTTTTCTTCGTACTCAAAGCCTAAACTCTTCACTAAGTTTTTTGCTTTTACACAAAAGGTACAATTAGGCTTTGAGTAAATAGTAATAGTCATTATTGATTCACTATCTCCACTTCTACATCTTTGTAGGCATTCTCAGCAAGTTCTTTTAACTTGTAAGCATCCACAACAGATTCAACCGTGTAGTTATACATCTTATTAAATTCACCTAGAGGTAATCTTAATCCTATCCATGCTCTATAATATCCATTAGTCGTCATGGTTACTTCCTGAGCGAATACTTCATATCCTCTTACAGGTGTATCTTTAATATGATTTACAATAGCAGACTCTACATCATTTACTATTGTCTTATTATTTGTATTACCAAGTTCAGAAACAAATATTTTTATCTTTTTATTCATCTCACCTTTGATAATATCAGCCATCTCTGCTTTTGCAATCATCTTTGCCTTGTCAATTGCAAGTTCTAGTGATGGTGAAACAGCAGTACCTACACCGTAGATACACTCTTTGTTCTTAGTTTTGCCGAACCTTTTTTTATCACACGCCTTAGATTCTGCAATATCAGCCATATACCAAGAAGGTACTTTTTTAACTGTCTTGTTACCTTCTTTTTTTATCTTATATGTTGATGAAGCACAATTAGTTAGTAATAAACCAAGTGAGGCAATCATTATATATTTAAAGATATTATTCATCTTTAGTCTTCTCCTTCACATTATTATATACATTATACACTATTTCTTTAGTTTTGTCAACAGCCTGTGTTTTATCAACGATTGAAACAAAGGGATCCCAACTAAATGCTAGAATAACCCATATAATTGTTAAGGTTATAGCAGTTTTAAACATTATCTTACTATCTCCCATTCTCCGTTAGGTGTTAAACACGCATTACCAGGTCTCTTAAACCAAGAATCTGGCCTTGCATATTTACGACAATATAACGGTGCATTGTCGTCTTTGTAATAGAAAGCGGCAAACAACTCCCAATAACCAGGTTTCTTTGCCTTTTCTAATTCTAACAATTTTTCTAGTTCTTTAATCTTATCGTTATTTAAACCCTCAGGATCCTCTGAGCAAATTAACTCTTCTTTTTTTGTCACTACATCATCTTTAGTATTATAAACAACCTGAACAAAACACCATTGACCATCTTGTTCAAATTTATCACCTTTAATTGTTCTTGTATCAGCAAATAGATATGTACAGAATAATATAAAAACTATGCTGTAAAACATCAACTTAATATAAACTCTTGGATCAAATGGTGGCATTAATGTACTAACTTCCTCATAACATAATCCCTCATGTTATATTTTTTTGCAAGTTCAATTAATTTATCAAACCACATTTTTTTCATCTCATCGCTTCTAGCTTCAGCACAAGCCTTTGCTAAGTTCTCTAATCTTTTAATCTTTTGTCCTTTAATTCTTTCTAAATCTTTTGGTGTCATTTTATTAAAACTCTCCCATCTGGTAATATACACGCCGTACCATATTCTATATTTCTTACAGGACCACTACTGAAAGTTGCCATCGGCCATGATGGTTCAATATTGATCGTACTTGAATAATCTCTACACTTTAAAGGTCCTTGATACCAGGTTCTTGTAGTCTTAATTATACCTGAGTTATTAGTCTTAGGATTATACCAGTTCGTAATATTAGGTTTATTAGGTGCCCCTATTAAATGATCTACAAAATAATGTTTATGAGTATTGAAATCATCATTCCAGATTTGATCTGCACCTACAATCGCACCGACAGAGGCACAGGCAGCAATCGTTGTAGGGTCACTTACAACACCTGCACATACACCACCTGAAGTGATTGCACCAGTAGTAGCACCAGTAGTAGAAACCATATAGTCCCTACTTGCACAATTAGTTAATAGTGTCAATAGACTCAATAACAATATCTTTTTTATCATCTTTGATTCCTGCTTTTTTCTTAGCCTTTTCTTCTTCTTCTTCTCTTTGTTGTTTCATCCAATAAGGTTCAATACCTAACTTCTTATAATTGTACATGTCAGGATCTCCTGAGGCATACATTTTAATTAGGTTATCAAATTTTATATCTAAATTTCTGTATTGATTTGGGTGTTCTCTTTTTGCGTCAGCATGTCCTTGCAAATATGCAATTGTGTGAG